CGTCTAAGGCAGAAGAAGCTGGACGTAAAGAAGAAGATGCTCGTTCGGCAGTTCAAAAGTTAGAACTAGGCAAAGCTGAGTCTGAGGCAAAACGCACTGCTGAACAAGCGGCAGCAAAAGTTGCTGGAACAGAAGAGGCTATGGTGCGTCAAACCGCAAGAGAAACGCCTATAAAAGAGCAGAAGTTTGAGATAGACAATGCTCTGATGAAAGAACACTTCAAGCCCAGCAAAGAAAATTTGCAAGACCAAGCGGCGTTGTTTTCTCTTATCAATGTCATTGGTTTTGCCATTGGCGCTGGCGGCAAGCAGAATTCTATGCAAGCCATGCACGCTATGAACGGCATGTTAGAAGGCCATCAAAAAGGCCGTGGTGATTTGTTCAAAGAAGAACAAGTGAAGTTTGAAAAGAATTTCAAGGCTTTGCAACAAAAAGCTAACTTCTTAGAATCTGAGTTACGTCACTCTTTAGAAGAGTTCACCCGCGACAAACGCGCTGCGGATGAGCGTGCTGCTGCTGCGTTTGCTTCTTCTGGTGCTGACTTTATGAAGCAGTATGCAGAAAAGTACGGCCTTGTAGAAGCGCATAAAAGAGCAGTAGAAGTCAAAAGGTCTGCCGATAAAGCAGTAGATGAATATCAAAAAGAACAACGCAGAAAGCAAGACAAGATAGAAGCAGATGCCCGTCATTTAGAACAAATGAAAGAACTCAGGCAATTTGGTGCAAGCCTTAGAACGCCTGCTGCGGGAACTTCTCAAGATTTGCCAAAAGACACTAAAACCAAAGATGAGCATAGGTTTAGGTTTATAGCAAAAGAGAACGTTCGGTCTATTTTGGATGATTTGCAAGACCCAGAAATTAGAAAATTAATTGGGCCTCAAAATCAATACATACCAGACATTGTTTTGAACTTGCAAGACAAGTACCCTGCATTGTCTCAAAAATTAGCAAAGTTTCAGTCTCAAGAATTCCAAATTGGCGGCAAGGCTCTTACTCTATCTGAACAAAAAATTCTTGGCCCAATTTACAACTGGCGCAACTTGACTGCAAAAGGATTAGAGGACAATCTAAAAGAAGCCATTGACGAAATGGGCTATCAACAAAATATCTTAGAAGCAGAATATCCCGGATTCAAAAGATTGACTGAACAATATGTTCGTGTTCCAAAAAGTAAAGAAACCTCCGCTCCCAAAAATTCTGAATCATACAGTGATGCCGAAAAAGAACGCCGCTATCAAGAGTGGAAGAAGAGGAATCCATAATGACTGAAGAAGAAGAGTTTGAATTTCGCGCTAGACGCGAGAAAGAAAAAGTAACTAATAAAAAACCATCTGCTGAACCTTCTTTTGGTGAAAAAGCAGGGGCCTTTGCTTTGGGTCTTGGAACAGGAGTTGTAGGACTTCCGGGTGACATTGAGTCCATGATTACCCCAGAATCCAAGGGAGAGTTAGCTGGACATGAAACAGTTTTTCCAACTGCAAAAGAGTTTCAAAAAGGACTTACAAAACTTGGAGTCCCAGAACCCAGACCAGAAGTAAGCGGTTATGTAAAAGCTGGTGAACTTGCTCCTGCTGCTGTTGCAGGGGGAAAAGCGTTGTATGGTCTTGGCAAATACGGTGTTAGTAAAGCTGCTGACCTCGGCAACTTGTTGCTAGGCAGAAAGACAGCGGGTCAAGCTGGACGTGTTGGAGCAGAAGCTGCCCGTGTTGGAACTGAGGCAGAAAAAGGATTTGCACAACAAGAAGCAGAAACAAAACGTTTGCTTGCAAAAGAACAAGAGTCTCGCGCAGCCTCCACAAAAAGCCAAGCTGAACGTCAGGCTATGGCAGAAACCGCAGCAGCAAAAGCAGCACCAAAAGGTGAGCGTTCATTGCGAGAACTGGCTGGTGTTAAAACATTGCCAGAGGCTGGTGGATTCAAACCTATTCCGCAAACACCTACAGAAGTGGGTAATTTTGTTCGACAACAAGCTGAGAACTTTGTTAACTCTATCAAGAAGCAAAGAGATGCTGCTGCCAAAGCTGGTTTTAGTAATGCCAAAAATGAAGCACAGTTGAAACAAGGTCTTGGTCAATACGTTGATACACAACCGTTAGTCAAACAAATTGATAGCCTTGTTGCTAAAGGTGGCTCTAGCGACTACATCCGTTCCATCAATCAGTTGAAGAACGATTTGGCTGTTACTAGAGACTTTGAAGGTTTGGAAGTTATCCGCCGTAGGCTTGGTGATGCTGCTTTTGGTTTGCCAGAAGAAGGGTACAAAGCTATTGGTCAAGGTTTTGCCAAAGACATGTACAAGAGTCTGTCTGGTCAGATGAAAGAGTTTTCTCCTGCTTTTGAAAAATACCTTGAGGACTACAAGCGCCTTTCCAAAACCATAGAAGCGCACAGCACCAAGGTTGGCAAAGGTCTTACAGAAACTCAGGATGCGGCTGGCAAGTATTACGCCAAGCCAGCAGAGCAAGTTGCCAATGACATCTTTAGCAGCCCAGAAAAATACAGGCAGTTTGTGGACTCTGTTGGCGGCAACTTAGAAATTGCTACTTCTGCTGCACGGAAGTTTTTTGCTGGCAAACTGGAAGCCGCAAAGACACCAGAGGCCGTAGAGAAAATCTTAAAAGACAGCCGGGAGTTGTTGCGTCAACCGGGTATGGCTGGCGCAAAACAGGATTTGGAGTCCTACCTTGCTGCACTGCGTCAATCTGGCAGAAGAACAGAGGCTGCTGCTGGAATTTCTGCGGAGGCAAAAGGAACGCAAGAAGCCATTGCTCAACAAGTAAAAGAGTTGGACAAGGCGGCACAAGCAAAGTTAAAAGACATTGCTGGAGCCAAAACCTTGATGTCTGATGCAGTTTCGGCATTGTCTTCTGCTAAACCGGGCAAAGCTATTGAGACTTTTGAAAGCACTGTGTTGCCAAAAATACGGGATGCAGAGGCAAAAGCTGGTACACGATTGTTGTCAGAGCAACAAATTGAGACTTTACGGCAACAAGTTCAGCAACTTGAGAAAATTTCAGACAAGACAACTAGAGCCAGAATAATCTCTGGAGTTATTGCTGGTTATCTTATTGGAGAAACCGCTGTTGACAAGGTACGCAGATTGGGCGGTATGCCCGGAGTAGGATAATGAGCAAGAAATCAAAAGGCATTAACCCGGAACTGGAAGCAGCTATCAACAGCCTGATGGCATCCGTTACCAATGACCCTACCGCCAGTATCACTGACAAGATGCGGGTGATTGACCGCGCCTTGAAGCTGGAGCAACTCAAGCTGAAGGACTCAGATTCTGAGTGGGGCAGTGGTTTTGGGTTAGACGATGATGAAGAGAAGTGATAAGATGATTACTTCTAAACCAGTAGAGGGTATTCATCATGGATGCAACAGCAGTCGTACGCATAGCGTTAGGTGTCATATCAGACCGTCTAATCACTATACTCGCTCTTCTAACTTCGTTCGGTCTTGGATGCTGGACGATGTGGGGGCTGGGATGGGCGCGTGTCTCGGCACTAGCAATTTATGTAGTTTTCGCGTATCTTGTAGTAACCGCAAAGGAGAAAAGTAATGTCAGTACAACGTCCTCACGACATCAACCAGCAGATAGCTAAGTCAACCCGTCCTCAGTTGCCCCGTGACGGCAGCAAAGGCATGGAACGTTGGGAGCCGGGTCAACTTCCTAAAGGTGGTTATCGCGCTGTGTTTGACTTCTCAGAAACACCTAGTTATGACACTAAGAAAAGCCCCACTTCTGGCGGCGGTTGCAAGGTGTACTAATGGCTAACAATATTGCTTTCCAAGCCCAAGGGAAGACGTATAAGGCTAATGTCACTACGGCTTCTCAAACCATTACCATCACTGCTGACAGTCCTTGCAATCAATTGTTAGTGGCTAATCACCAGCCATCTGGCGCTACTGGACAGCCGGTGTACTTTGTTGTGAGCGCAAACTCTAGTGTGACTTGCACTTTGCCAACTAACGGTTCTCCGCAATACGCACTAGTGTCTATTCCAGCAAGCACTAGGGTGTATACCGTACCCACTCAATTTGGTTCTGCCAATCTGTACATTGCATTCATTGGAGAAGCTGCTTCTGAATGCTACTTTACGCCGGGTGAAGGCGTATAAGGTGTAACTGTGATTGACCCCATAACGGCCTTTCCTTTTGGTGGCTAACACTTTTAATGGGGAAGTAAATGAGTGAGGAAAAAATTCAGAACATGGAAGCCAAAGGGCAATTGATTGAAAAGATTACGTTTGCTTTGCTTCCGCTGCTATTTTCCTGCGTGGTCTACTTAATGTCGGCATTGTCAAACTTGGCCCATGAAGTCACCATCCTTAACAGCAAAATTAGCCTAGTTGTTACCAGCGACAACAAGCAAGCAAGCAACACTGGAGCAGAACTTGCACGGGAAAAACTACGTCAGGACTTGGAAAAAGAAATCCAACGCAACCGTGACCAGATTGCAGAGAACAGGATGCATATTGCAATCCTTGAAGAAAAAACTACAGTGAACCGTCCCATCAAAAGCCTAACTGGAAAAGACTAAACCATGCTTACCATCCTATCAACTCTAATCTCCTTCCTGATGGGCGGCTTGCCCAAGTTGTTGGATTTCTTCCAAGACCGCAACGACAAGGCCCATGAACTTGCTCTTGCCCAGATGCAGATAGAGCGGGAACTAGAGTTACGCAAAGCCGGGTTTGAGGCCCAAGAAAGAGTGGAGCAAATACACAGCGCCCAACTTGAGATGGAAACAAATGCCAAGGCCAATGAAAACCTTGTCAACGCTCAAGTAGCTGAGATGAACGCCATCTACCAGCATGATGAGTCTCTCAATGAAGGCACAAGCCAGTGGATGAAGAACCTCCGTGCTGGTGTCCGCAGCTTCATCACCCTTGGTTTTTTCTTCCTGCTGTGCTTTGTGGACGTTGGCATGTTTATGTACGGCTGGAATCACGGCGTAGAGTTCCCTGTGCTTGCCGAAAGGTTGTGGGATAACAACACTCAGGCGTTGTTTGCCAGCATCATTGCCTTCCACTTTGGCGGCAGAGCCTTTGGTAAATGAAAGTCTCTGACAAAGCCAAGGGTGTCATAAAGCACCATGAAGGGGTGAGGCAGCGCCCCTATCGTTGTCCTGCAAAATTGTGGACAATAGGGGTAGGGCATGTTCTGTACCCAGAACAGGGAGCAATGAAATTAGAGCTGCGGGATGGATTTGCGTTAAAAGACGCAGATAACCGCCTGTTCAGCATGGAGGAAGTAGATGCAATACTTTCAGCAGACCTTGAACGATTTGAGCGAGGTGTGGAGAAATTTATCCCCGTCCAGCTTACCCAAGGTCAATTTGACGCTCTTGTTAGTTTTAGCTTTAATGTCGGTTTGGGAACACTACAGCGCTCAACGCTCCGTCAGAAGGTTCTTCGCGGGGATATGGAAAGCGCTGCACAAGAGTTCTTGAAATACTGTATGGCTGGTGGTAAACCATTGAAAGGATTGCAGAACAGGCGCATAGATGAGCGCGTCTTGTTTCTCTCTTAAACACATGGCAAAGAAAAAGTTCCCTAATCTTTCTGTTGGCAGAGGCGAAAAACTGTCTGTCAAAAAAGGTGGTGGTCTTACCGCCAAAGGTAGGGCAAAGGCAAATAGGGCGACAGGTAGTAACTTGAAAGCACCTACTAAGTCTGGCCCCCGTCACAAGTCTTTCTGCGCCCGGTCTAAGTCTTGGACAGGTGAGCGGGGCAAGGCCGCTAGAAAACGTTGGGGATGCAGATGAAAACACCAAAAGCAAAGCGCGGGTTGTACTACAACATCAACAAGCGCAGGAAAGCTGGACTGCCAGCAAAAAGACCCGGACAGAAAGGTTACCCTACTGCCGCATCTTTCCGCAAAGCAGCCAA